CCTGCCACTCTGTCGCGTCGAGATAGGCTGGCGTGGCCGGGCCGTAGAGCCGCTCGCCACCCCAGGTGAGCCCCTTGAGCAGGTGCCAAATCTGAATGATCGGGCTACAAGTCGCCCCCGCGTCCGTGCCGTCGGGCGCATCGAGCTGCACACCGTCCACCTCGAAGATGACCTGCGGCAGCCGGTTGAACCTCTCGCGGTTAAATCGAAATGTCGTGATCGCGTAGGCCACGCCATAGCCCACGTCATCGTTCGACCAGGGCCGCTCGTCCGTGGCAACCGTGTTGACGAGGAAATCGTCTGCCGTCGTCTGGGTGCCGTCGTAGAACTTCACCCACCCATAGGTCGCCTCGATGTCTTCGTCGGCATAGCTGCCGTTCTCCAACCGCGTGACCGTGAGCGTCTCACGCAGTTTCAGGATTGGCAGGCCCTTGCCGTCCGGGTCTGGCGTTGTGCCCAGCGCCATACGCTCGCCGTCGATCCAGACCGCCACCAACCCGTGACGCGCGTGTAGTAGGAATTCGGCACCCCGCCTGCGGTGCCCCAGCTGTTGTGGTAGGCAAGGCTGCCTGCCGTTGCGTAACGGCCGAGAGTGAAACTGCGCGGCAGGTCCGCGCCCTGCTGGATCTGCCCCGTGATGCCCGGGCGGCTGCGACCCGAAACGCCCGGCGTTCGCCGCCTGTCCTGCTGGCCGGACAGAAGCCTGCTTAACGCATTGAGCGCGAGACCGGCCCCGATCCGCAGGCCAATGGTGGCAATCGGGCCAAGACTGGCAAACCACCCACTGACGGCCGCGACAGCGGCGCCAATCGCCGAAAAAACCGCCATCTAGAGATCCACCAACCAGCGAGTCTCGCACTGCACCGCGCCTCGGCGGGCGTAGATCGCGCCGATGTCACGCCCGGTGCTCGACAGGCCAAGCACGTCGGCGCCGACGCCGCGCGCCCATGCCTCAAGGTCGTCCAGCATTCGCAGCGCACAGCGCCCGCGGCGGGCTGGCGCGATCCACCAGACCAGCTCCTCCGCAGCGAGGACCGGTGCCCAAGGCGACGGTGCGGCGTGCGCCAACAGCACGCCTTGCGGCCCGTCCAGATCGAGCACGCCGACGTAGCCACGCGCTGCCCCGATGAGATTGCGGACCGTCTGCGCCACCGTGCCGGCGTGACAGGCCGGCGCGTCGGGCAGCACCTTGGTTTGGAATCGCTGCACCATCTCGACGCAGGCGGGCACGTCCGCCTGGACGGCTTGGCGGATCATTCCGCCTTCTGCCCCCAGAAGATTTTCCACGAGCCCACCGTTGCGGCGTGGCGGTAAAAGCCATCGTTCGCGTTGCGCCGACGCTGGTCCGCGTCGCTGCGCTTGGCGCTGGACGATCGCACCAGCTCCTGCGCGTGGCTCACGCAGGTCAGCTGGATTCCGCCCTCACCGCCCTCGGCAGGGGTCACGATAGGAGCTTCGTCGATGAAGCCCATGAAGCGCGGCACTGCCGGCGCGACCAGCCGCATTGTCTGCGGGTTAAGGAAGCCGCGATGCAGCTCCACCGGCGCGCGCCGCGCGTCGTAAGTCCGGACCAGCGTTTCCGCACCGGCTGCGATCTGCCCAGGTCCGACCACGCGCCCCACGTCACCTCCGCGCCCGTGTCGCGGCGTCTCGGCTTGATCCAGAGGAAGTCGCGCGGCACCAGCGCGCCGGCCTCCAGCGCAGCCTGCACCTCGGGCGATACGTTGCGCGTCATCGGATCACCTGGATTGCCTGAAAGGAGACACGCCACCGATAGCGCGTGACCCGCCGCGACTGCAGTGACTCAGGCTGCAACCTCATCTCCGCCACCGGCGGGGCCAACGTCACGACGTCGCCAGCATTCACCACTGGACGAATGTGCGGCGCCACGGCGAGGTCCGGCGTGACGCCCGTTGCGTCCGCAGAGCCGCCCCGCGCCAGCCGATAAAGTTCACGGCCGCCTGCCGCAGTTTCGATCGCGATGTAATCTCCTGCTGTCATCACGAAACCGGGCGGCAGCCCGTCTAGCGACACCGCATCATTGTTTGCCCCGACTGATGCCACCGCCACCCCCGTCAAAGTCTCGCCATCGCGGCTCGACGGCTCCTTGCGGCGCGGCGTCACGTGGAAAGAACGCACGACACCCCCGAGCGTCTGCAGATCCGCCTCAAGCGCCTCCGCCTCTGCCTGCATCAAGGGATAGCTTTCAAAGGTCGCGGCCCACAGGGGCGGGCCGAGATCCTTGCCCTGCGTCTCCCCCCCGGCGGTACGGCTGAACTCCTGCCGATGAACCAGCCGAAACGAGTGCTCGTCCCAGCACTGATCCGAGGTCATGTCGCGCGGAAACGTCAGGCTCATGGGCTGCGCTCCCAATTCCGGTTCAGCCTGTAATTCCGCCCCTTGCGCAGAGCCTCCTGCACCTGCCCATCGAACCGAGCCGCCATAGCCCGCTGGCGCGTAGTTCAACGTGACCGACGCCCCGGCAGCGGGCGACGACATGAGCCGCTGCGTCTGCGCGGCACTGACGATGGTGCCGGACTGGCCCGGCACGAAAAGCTCGCGGCCGTGCTCGCCGACCTCGTAAGGCTGCCCAGCCCGCACACGCCCGCCTGTTGCACGGCCCGTGATCCAGGAAAGCAGGCTTCCCAGAAATCCCCCGCCACCAGTGTTTTCGGACCCGGCGACGGTCACACCGCCGAACACATGATCCAGCGCCTGCCGGATGCCAGACTGGAGAATGTCACGCGCCAGCCCGCGCAAGACGTCAGCCATTCCCTCCCGCCAGTTCTCTGCTTCCAACAATGCATCGGCCAGCCCCGCGGCGATGTCGTCCATCGCCTGATCAAACCTTTCCTGCGCTGCCCGCCCATTCTCCAGCTCTACCGTCAGCCGTCCGACTTCCGCCGCCTGCGCCTCTATCTTGCTGCGCAGGTCTTCGGTGATCGGGATGCCGGCCCGCTTCGCTGCCGCCAGCGCGGCCCACTTGGTGCGAAGCTCAGCCACGCGCTGCGCGCTTTGCCCCAGCAACTGAATTTCCTGCCGCAGCTGTTCTGCGGTCTCGCGGCCCGACTTCAGCGGGTCCACTGCCGGCCGGGACGATCCGCGCCGCCCCCCAGACCGCGACGGGCTGGGCGGGCGCCAGTTTTCCAGAAACTCGGTGGCGTCGCGGGTCTGCCAGTCCAAAAAGCTGCCGCCCATGTCGCGCGGATCGCCACCGCGCCCGCCCTGCGGTCGCGTGATCCCCTGCGGACCGAACGACGCCAGGCGCTGCGCTGTCTCCAGCGAGACCCCGAGTTCGCGCGCCAAGGCTGCCGCCGACGACGACGCCTGCCCCAGCGCCCCCGCCGCTCGCGTAATTGCAGGTTCAAGGTCCAACGCCGCAAGCGTGGCCGCCGCGATCTCGTCAGCCGTGGTCGCCGCCGCGTCGCCCGTCTCCTCCTGAACCTGCCGAAGGTTGAACAGGGCCTCCAGCGCCGCGTCGATGGCGTTCGCGGTCTCGCGGGTTTCGTCCGTCAGCCCTCCTGCCGACTCGACGGCGCTGAGATACAGTCCCTGAAATCGTTCAAGCGCGGCATATTGCTCGTCCAGCGACGACGCCTCACTGAAGCGGACCAGCGTAGCCAGCAGATCACCCGCCGCCTCGTCCGTAACGTCCAGCTGCTCCTTGATCTGCGCGATGGCGGGGCGGACGCGGTCCACGATGTTCCGCAGCGCCGCAATCCTCTCGTTGGCCGCCCGCAGCTCCGCGTCGGAGCGTATATCTATGCCCTGCGCGTTCAGGCGCGGCCGGTCCAGCTCCTCAATTTCCCGCACCGCCGTCGCGTAGGCGCGCGCATACTCCTCCGGCACGTCCGCGACACTGCCGAACATATCCCGCAGCGCGGCCTGCGCCTCGGTGATCGTTGAGGCAAGCTCCAGCCGCTCCAATTGCAGCTGCGCCTTGAAGAGACGCTCCGCCTCGTCGGCCAGCTCGCCGTATTCCTCGCGCAAATCGCTTGTCGGCCTGCGCGCCTGTTCAGCCGCCGCGGCGTAGCTGTCCACCGTGTCCGACAAGTCGCCGACCACATCGTCCAGGTCGCGCGCCTCCTCGCCGCCTCTCACCAGATCCGCGACAAACGGCCCGAGCACCGCGCCCGCAGCTCCGATCGCGATGCCGACCGTGCCGAAGCCGAGCGCAAGGTCCGGCAGCTGCATCGAGAGCGCGCGCAGGTAGTCCCCGCTCGCCGCGCCCTGCTGCGCGACCTGGCTCAGCTGCATCGACACGTTCCGGAGGCCGCCGTTGGCGAAAGAACTGGCCGACCGCGACGAGCGATCAAAACCGCGCGCCATCGTCCGGTTGGCTTTCCGAAAGCGATCTTCCGCTTTCTTGGCCGTGCGCTGCGTGCTGGACTCAATTCGCGCCAGCGCTCGTCGGTATTGCGCCTCGGTGAGCCCGACGCGGACGGAAAGGTCTTCGTCTTGTGCCACGTCAGAAACCCTCTACGCCGAATGCGCGCAGCTCGTGCTCCTCAAAGCCTTCACCGTGGCCGGTGGTCGAACCCTCGCCACGGGCCGCGCGCACCCCGTCAAGGCAAGCCAGGAACTGCCAGAGCGTCATTTCGTCGACTTGCGCCGGCGTGAACCCGAGGACGGCGCCGTTTCCGTAGATTCGGGAGAACCGCCATTTTCCGGGGCGGGGCTCGATCACGTCGTCCACCCGCCAGCGCCCGGCCCGAAGGCGGTTGAACACCTCCTCCGGGCCGGCGTCGCAGTTCTTCTGCAGCGCGCGCAGCTCGCCGAGTCTCAGCTCGAAACGATGCTCGCCGCCCGGCCAGCGGATCGGCGTCATACCGGCACAGTGTCGCGGGTGGGAGCTCCGTCGAACTGCAGCTCGATTTCGGCGGTCACCTGCGAGCCCTTGTTCCGCTCGTTATTAAGCGAGGCGAGAATCGCCGGGCCGCTCTCGGCGAAGATATCGCCCGTGGTGCCGTTGCTCTCGACATCGGTGTTGCGCAGGCGCGCGTTGAGAGACGCGCCGCTGTAGAACCAGCTCATGAGGTTCTGGTGCGACTGCCTCGCCCAGACGCCGGTTCCAGAGGCCGAGACCTCGATCGACCGAACCTCACGCTTGTTCTCGAAGGGCTTGGTCTCGTCATCGCAGTCCGGCACCTCGCTCGTCTCGATGTTGGACGTGCGCGTGATCGTGACGCCCATCATGCCGCAGACCTTCGTGTAGGTGTCGGGCGACCCCACGGGGTCGAACTCCACTTCTAGCACCAGCTTGTCGTAGCTGGCCGTAGTTGCATATGCCATCTCGTCGTCTCCTCTGTGAGATCAGCTGTTGCGAAAGGCGCGGCGCACCGCGCGAGTTACCCGAGCCCGCACCCTGCGCCTGTTCGCCCGCCAGACCGGGTAGAAATACGGGCTGGCAGGCATGGTGCCTGTGGAGCGTCCCGTGCTGCGCTGGCGGCGGGCCCGCGACCCGAACTCGAATATCTTGGCCAGCGAGATCGGCACGCGGGCATCAGGCAACAGCGGTCCCGTGGCGTAGATCGTGATGCGCACGTCCGAGCTCTCGCTTTCGGCCACGCTGCCAACGGTCACCGCACCGTCCGGCGCCGCGCCCCAAGTCCAGTCAATCCGGATGTCGCCGGGCACCGGGTTGAACAACTGCATCTCGCGGACCACCTCAGTTGCCGCCTTTTCCAGAGCCGTTTCTACCTCGGTCCGAACGCGGCGCGGAATCTCCACGCGCATCCGGCGCTTGAATTTGGCCGAGCCTTGGACCACCTTCGACCTCATGCGTATGTTGACCCTCGCCGCCACTCTGGCGCTGCCCGTGCCCGCCTTCGCATCCGAACCGATCTATGACTGCGGGTGGATCGCAGACGATCTCAACGACCAGCACGGCAAAGTGCTCGCCGTCAGTCTCGGCGCGGAAAAGATCGCCGAAAACCTGTGGGCGCTGGAGCCCGAAAAGGCCGAAACGCTCAGCAAAGCCACCGACGAAATGCAGGCCGCGTTCGCCGCATATGTCCGCGCGCTGCACGCGCTTTGCCCGCCCAGCGACTAGCGTTCCTCCACCAGCGCCTGCACGCTGACGATCCCGTGCGCGCTGATGCCGTCGGGTTCCATCATCACCCGCCACGACCGCACGGTCAGGCCGACCAGCGCATGCGTGCCCATGTCGGCCTCGTATGCGTCGAGCGACGTACGCACCGCATCCGCCAACCGCCGGCAAGGCCACATCCGCCCCTGGTCGCGCGTCCAGCAGTCGATCTGCAGAACCTCCTCGCGGCCGATGATGCAGTCGTAGTCGCGCGGCAACACGTCCGACGGCCCGAACGTGATGCACGGGTAGACCCCGCTGGCCGGCATAGCGTCGAAGATGCGATCGCCCACCAGCGCGTGAATCGCCGGATCGGCGACCAGACGCTCGTAGATCAGCTTCTGCAGCTCGGCCGAGGCACTCACACCGCCACCCCGCCCTCAACGACAAGGTGAACCCAGGCGCGATCGGTCACCGCGTCCACCTCGCGGATGTTGTAGGTGGTTCCCCGGCGCACGTCGCGCATCCGCCAGTCCGTCGTGATGCCGCGGGTGTCCGCGCTGGATCGCACCCGGATCTTGTAGATGCTCCGCCCGGCCAGACGCGCAGCCTCGACCGCCTCGTCGCCGCGCTGATAGACGAACTGCGCCCGGCGCTGGAACTGCTCGGCCCAGCCGACCTCTTGGCCGCCAAAGCCGTCGGCCGCCGTGGTCGGCGCGTCGAAGGCAACCCGCTCGGTGAGGGCGCCGGCGCGCATCAGATGTGCCCCCGTGCGAGCCTGTAATTAGCGAGCAGCGCCTGAACGCCCATCGGCATCGCCGACATGCTGCGCTCGGTCGCCGCGCTTCGGTTGTCATACCAATAGGCAGCCAGCATCGCCGCG